AGCCCGGAAATGCTGGGTGCGCTTGCCATATGGGCTGTCATGGACACGACTATCGCCGCTGTTGAAATCAGCCTGATACGTCGAGATATCCAGCTTACCCGCCAGCCCGTTATTAAGCGCCGTATTGGTCGCGTAATCGCCTGCCGCCTGCTTGCCGTTGACCTGACTTTGCAGATTAGCAACGTCTGTTGATAGAGCCACATTAACGCCCCGGACCTGTAACCAGCCCGATCCGGTAACGTTTAGAGTGCCGTCTGATCTGAGATTGAGGATATTAACCTTAATACCGGAATAGTCCGAATACCAGTCATAGGCACCTGTCAGAGTGGTTGTACGCCGATAGGCAAATCCATAACCTGTAGCTGCAACTGCCGAAAATGATGTCCCAACGGAAAAGGTGTCACCAACATTAAAAGAACCACTAATCCCGTCGTCACCGTTGCGATTTACCTTGCCGCTTTGCAGGTTATTCTCAATAGTTGTGGCGCGAGTTACTTCTGCATTGAGCGCCGTATTTGTCGCGTAATCACCCGCCACTTGCGAAAACACGTATTTCAGGTTTCCGTTTGAATCCTTGTACGAGAACCACATTTGGCCGGACGAGATATTAACGCCGCCCTGAAGAGGTGAGTAATCCTGATTGCCTGATGCTTTGCCAATACAATTATTATTTGCACCATCTTCTGAAATTATCTTAATTGCTTGATAGAGTTGAGTATTATCACCTTTATCCAGAATTAAACCAGCCTTAGTCATGACTGTAGTCAATTCTATCTGTACAGCGTTCCATGCATAAGCTGGGAATGGTGTTCTCGCCGTTCCTGTGGATGGATCACCATCTGTGGCGTAACCTGGGGTTCCTGTTGCAGGGGCCGTGTCAGCATCTGCTAATGGAACAGTATTCGGAGCAATCAGGAGGTCCATTTTTCATCCCGTATAAGCAAAAAACACGCTTGTCCCGGCCTGAGACAGCCGCCTGAGTTCATATTCAAGAACTGTGTGATCGCCCGTAATTGGGGCATCGACTGTGACAAGATAGTCAAAATTCCATCCCTCACCGCCAAACTCAGATCCGAAAGGCATACCGAAATAAAATGCGCTGTAAGGCGTTATTTTTACGGTGTATCCAAGGGTTTTCGCATACTCTTCCAAGTATGGGATTGAGCATCCGCCTGTCCCAGTGAGCCGGGCGACAACCTGAGCCTGTTGCTGCTCAAGAGACTGCTCTGATGATACTACTGGATCTGGCAGCCCAAGCGTTTTTTGCCATTCTGGTAGGAGTTCTGATGTTGTTGCAGGGAACGCATCCTTGAGGAGATTGGCAGATCTATCACTGTTCCTAGCGAATGTTTTTCCCCAGATATTGGCCAGATAGCTAGGCAGTCCGCCTGGAGCACGCGACCAGATAGGACCATGAGGCAAAAGCCTAAGTAAAGCCTGACCAAAATCTGAAAAAGAGAAATTTGGAGCAGGCATATTATGTCTCCAGTGTCAGGGTTCCAAGCGATGGCATGGAGGAGATATTTTCCGCCATAATGGGCGTAGATGGAGAGACAATATTGTATGTACTCAAGCCGATTGCCGCGATAGCCTCCTGCCACTGGTTAGGAGAGATTGTAGCGCCAGGACCCGATACGCGCTCAAACATGTCTTGCAGGGCAGCAGTAATCAGTTTCTGATTTCCTGATGTATTGTTTTCGCCCAAATTTGATATGACGAAATTTATTGGCTGCAAAACTGGTGACATGATGAGCACCAAGGGGGTTACTGGCTGCTCATTCCAGAGTGTATTGGCGACACGCAGCTGGTCTCCAGATGCTGTTGTGTAGCGTGTCTCATTGTCAGCGCATCCGTTAGCACCTTGAGGCAGCCCACCCTGCGCCGCATTGGCGGAATCCAACATGATATAGACCACAACGCTTCCGGTACCGAACCCATTCCTGACTACCCATGCACGAGTTACACCAGATACAGCCAGAGCCCACTGCTTGTAATCGGCTTCCGTTCCAATACGCTCGCTATCCTGGTAGGCATCCAGCACGCGGGATCGGTAATCATCCTCTGTTTCAATGTCAGCCCCGCCAGTAAATGGCTTAGAAACAGAACCAATGGTTTGGATTCCCGCAACTGGGCTAGAGAGTGTAACTGAGGTTCCTGTTGGAACGTTACCTGAGGCCCCTGTCGTGGTACAGATAGCTGGCGCTACAGTCTGGCCATTTAAGGTGATGCTATCTGCTGTTGTGGTGGCGATCAGGCCACCCGTCAGAATGATGCTTGTGCCTGATGGGATGATGGAGGACCCAGTTGCTCCAAATACGACTGCTGGGGATGATGCCGCACTGGGCGCCTTGCGGATTATACCCTTGAGTGCCCCCCAGGCTGCCAACCATTCATCTGTCGCTGTCCACGGTACTGCCTGCTTGGCAATCCAGTCTAGATAGCCATAATGCAACCATGCAAGCCCGGCGAGGGTCATTGAAAGCACGTATAAAACAGAAAAACGTAGCACAGCGGAAACGCCGGGAATGCCACCATCCAGCACATCCTGCAAAGCCTGCTGCCGCAACTGTGTAAGTGTTGGACGCGCGTAAGGCATTAAGTCAGATCCTCCCAAGCCCACGAAAAGTAAAACTGTTGCGTAGAGTTTGTTCCAGGCTCTGTGACCGTGACAGAAAATTGCAGTGTTGGCGTTGTATTTTTAGCCCACGATGCATCAATACTGACCGATGCGACCACACCATCATCTATCAGCCACTGCAGCGCTTCCTGACATATGGCCTCTGCCTCGCGTAACACGCTGGTCTGTCCGGCTTTGATAACCCGCTGTAGCTGCCAAAGACGGGAGCCAATAGGCTCTTGGGCAAAAGTATCGCCCCACCAGCCACGCCGGTCATTATGATTTGACCCAGCCGCGTCTGGTGCGGCGGAAATATTAACAGCCTTATCCAGATTACTCAGGGTATCAGGGGCAACGCGATCACTAAACAGACTGACCATAATAGCTGATTGCAAGGGGTTTCCCAGTGCAAGATCACTGTTCTGGACAGACCAATCCCCACGCGCCTGCGCACCATTCCAATTAATTGCAACGTCCATCTATTTCTTCTATTTTGCATAATCAGGAAGCAGGCGGCCCACTCTTGCCATTACCTGGCTGAACCAAGGTATGCTCATGCGAGGTCAGAGCAATATCTCCGGCTTTGCATTCTTTTCCAGAGATAGTCTCGGTCGCTGTAATGTTGCCAGATACATTCATATCTCCCTCCCATGTGCCTTTCCCAGCAGAGGGTTTGATCAGGATCGTGCCATCCTGCAGCATTGTAATCCTCGAACCGGTTGGGGGATGGAATATGCACACCTCGCCGGGCTTTAGATCCTTAGGACGATTCCGCTGATCTCCGCTGGCAATACCAACACCACGTGCCCGGTCGCCCGCCTGAAACAGGACGACGATATCCGAACCGGGCAATGGCCGGCTGGCAAAACCATATTCCTGGATAAACGGCACATCGCTCCGCATTTCACCGGCCGCTAGAGCAACCTGCACTGTAGGGGTAGATGTTGTCTCGTTCGTATCTGCTGTTTGTCTGCCGATCCCCAGAGCCATGGCTACCCGGCGCGCTGTGCGCTGTACCAGATTGACCATCAGATATCCGTCTGCTTTACGGATGTTCTATCTGCCCCAGTGTCTCCTACACTGCTATTTGCTGCTGCCACAGCTTCATTGGACTGCATGGGGAGCAGCAGAGGTTCTGGTGCAAAGGCTTCTGGTGGCATAAGGGTGATATGAGCACGGCTTCCATCCTCTCCCCGCGCAAACTCAACTTCGGCAATCAACCATATCTGTGCGGTAGGCCATGATTTCCGTTTGACTTGAACCAAAGTATTGGGGGCCCAGAGTTTCCCACTCTTGTCCCGCCAGCTATCGCATATGAGGTCGATCACTTGAGAGCGGCCATAGCGACGGGCTACCTCCCACTGCACACGCCGTTTGGCAACAGCATAATCTGCGTCACCAAGTTCCACCGGGATAAGGAGTGGGCGCGCCCTAGTGACGCCAGGATCCGTTGCTACGGCATTGACAGGGGCAGAGACGGCATCCATTTGCGAGACATAATCTTCACCATCGGGAGGGGTAAACAGCACAACCGGGTTCTGAATAATCGCACGTATTTCAGAAAACCTACCACGCAGAGAACGACGAGTCGAAATATGCTCTATGTTTTCGCCTTCGATTAACCCGCTAGAGGCCTGCGTTGCGCCTACGGGCGAGAGCAGGACAGTCCCGTTTGGCTGATCATAAAATATGCAGCCTGCAAGGCGACAGACACGTTCCATAACCTCATAAGCTGTTTCTGAAAGGATAACAGAAAACTGCTGAATATCGGTAGCTCCTGCTGCCTGGATGCTGGTAACCGTAACACCGCGTGGGCGACTTACCTGCTGGCAAATAGCCAAAGCATTGGTACTAGACATCTGATAAGTGGCGAACTCAGCTGAACATTCGATCAGATCGATTGAGAGGGAATCAATCTCCATCGACATCAGATTACCACTCCTGTCGGTGTCAGTTTCCACCACACTGACATAACCTGTGATGACCAGGTCTTTACCGATGAGCACCTGACAACGCATCCCAGGATCTATGCTGAGGGTGTATCCTCCATCAGGCTGGTATTCTGTAAATGCGATACGAGCAGTTGCGGGCATGACCTCTAGGCCAAGGCGAATGGATACATCTTGCCATCCACTTATGGTCATTCCTGAGACGTGGATTGAAACCTCGTCTTGGTCGTCACTACTCCAACCCACAAAGTCTGAGGCATCTGACAAGGCACTCATTCAGACAGAGCCTCAAAACTTGCTGGCATAAATGCCGGGTGGATAGGATCAGCGCGCCGGATAAGATCTGGTGCCCGTGTTGCGTCTGCATAGACCTGCTGGCTTAGCACGAGGGCTGGAAGGCAAGCATTGCGTGTTATAGTGATCTGATCCGGCAGGCGGCTGGCCCGTTCTGAAAGATCCTGCGTCACCTGGACGCGTAAGGCGCGCAGGGCCTGCCATGAGGCATCGTCCCCGTCATCTGCTGCTACTAGTGCTTCGGCGTCCAGCAGTTTGGCAACACGGAGGCGCAATGTCTCAGCCTCATGAGAAGATGTGGGCTGCCAATCTGCACATGCCTGAGCAATAGCCGCCAAAGCAGCACGGCGGCAAAGAGCCGCAACAGCATCAATCAGAATGGCTATGGCAGCCCCGATTGGTGCTGTCGTCTGGCCGCTAATCGGATTGTAGGATGTAAGTGGGAGCAGGACGGACAACTGTGTGCCCGGATCAGCCACAGCCTCCCGCAAGCTCTGTGGTATGGTGAGGATGACTGTAGCCAGATCCGCAGCCGTGGTAGTGGTTTGGAGGTTACTGATGTGGGTATCCAGCGACGATACTGCCTCGCTGAGAGCGCACCAGACAGAATCAACCGTGGCTGTCGGGTCTATCGTGCCAGTGTTGCGGGCTGCGTAGCGCCCATTATTGCCGGGAAGTGTTGCGACACTGGCACCCATTACAGAAGGGGAGCGGATTACAGAAGCCGCAGTTGCGGCCCAATTACCCGCAGCAGTTTTACCCGCATTGATAGCAGGCTCTCCTACAGACCACGCAGGCACCCCTTTACTGGAAAAATCAGAAGAGGCAGCCGTCTGCATGGCAACGGAAGCAATAGCCACCGCCGCATCCAGCGAAGTCTTGACCAGAGACGTAAGCAGGTTGCGCTGCTCCAGCAACTCAAGCTGGATATCAACTACTCCCGTAACGCCATCCCTCTCTCTCCACTCAAAAGACATGCAGGCGGCACGGATAATGCCAATTGTGGGATGGATCAGCAGCCCGGGCCCACTAGCCTCTGATGCTGATATCAACAGGTCGCGCTGAGCATAACAGGTCGCTCCGCAAAGGAACCCTGTGATCCGGTAGAGGCGCCCCCGACGACCGAGATCTTCGACCCACGGCGTATCCCGATAGGGATAGTCATGCACGGCTTGTTTGCGCCCAGTCTGCCCACCATTCCCCAGGACGACAAAAGGCACACCACGAAACGACCCTTGAAGAAATTCTCTTGCAAGTGTTGAGAGGCTGCCACGTTGCATTTTGCTACTGTCCTACTGAGGTACTTTCCGGGTCCATAGCGCGCTGTTGAGTAACGGAGCGAACCTTTAGGCCGCCGCTTTTACTGATAGCTTTGGCAGATACACCATGCGGTCCATTGGTGGTAATGTTCAGATCAAGCATCATGGCCTGATATGGATCAGGGTGACCACCCCCTCCTGATGGTACGCTGGCGACAGGGCCTACAGACAGATATCCCGCCCATTCTCTGCCTCTAGCGCCACGCTTTTGCATTTCTGCCAGTTGATCTGCACGGTCTTTTCCGGGCCGGAAATAATCAAACGATGTGAGGGCAGCAGCGTTCTGGGCTGATGATGCCCCATGGATTGCATTACCTGCATTTTTTTCCGTATTCGCCAGTTCCCACGCAGAGAATTTCAACTGATCATCTAAAGATGATCCATGAATGTCCCTGCCTATAACCCGGCGGAAATCATCCTGCCGTTTCTGATGCCACTGCCCTATGCCGTAGGCTGTGTATTTCCCATTAACTTTATCCCCCTGAATATTTGGGTCAAACCCGCTTTCGGCATCGAAATTTGCGACCAGCCCTGCAGCTTGGTCAGCCGTAAAACCATTCCTTTGGAAAAATGCCTGTATCTTTCGACCAGTCGCTATTTTTTCAGATGCAGGCATAGATGCAGCACGATGATCTGCATCTTGGTCCTCGTACGACCTGCCAAAATGGTCCGTATGCTTTGAAAGCCAGTCACCCAGCCATCCATTCTGGCTGGCATAGTAGGCAGTTCCTACTGCACCCGCGACACCCGCAGCAACACCAATCGCGGTCATGGACGCCGCTACACCAGCCAATGCTGTGGTAAGCAGCGCAATTTTTGACAAGACAGATACGCCCCAAAGAGCGCCCATACCAATGGCAACATCTTTGGCAGCATTTTGCCACCCACCCAAATGGTCCACAACACCGGATATGGCGTGCATCACATCAATGACGCCACTTTTGATTTTATCCCAGCCGCCATCTTTCAGCCATTTTACGATCTTCCGAATATATTGGGATATATCCTGAGCAATCCATTCACGGTTTGCTGCAATCCATTCAGACATTTGATGAATAACTGGGGATAGAGCGGGCTCAACTGCCTCTGCCACACTAAAACCAAACCCCCTGACTGCAAGCTCAAGTTCTGTCTGGGTCTTTTGCAGGCGAGCCGCAGCATCGGCTCCCTTCTCATTCATCACACCATAGCGACGGCTAAGCTCTATATTTTGTCTGAAAGCGGCGGCTGATTGCTGGAAGACAGGAAGAAGCCCCTCACCTGCCTGCCCAAAGATTTTCATGGCCGCAATCGTCTGGGCTGCCGGATCTTTAATCTTGCGGATACGGTCAGCAATGCGAGCAAACAGTTTATCAGGAGATGCTTTCGCCACCTCCTGCATGCTGATCCCTAGCGCCTGAAATTGTGCTGCTGCTTCAGGTGCGAAACCGTGCGGCATTTCCCATTTCAATTGGGAAAGCTGCCCCATAGCCCCAGTCACGGCATCAGCAGACCCACCCGATAGGCGAGCGGCATTTTGCAGAGCCATCAGACGACTTACCGGCATGCCCATGGAGCGGGCAGTCGTCCGCATTTTCGTGCCGAAATCTGCCCATGCTGTGGATAGGCGGTAAATACCAGCTAGTGTCGTGGCCCCGGTAATGGTACCAAGAACAGGGACAATGCGGCTGACAGAGCGGAATGCATTGACCGACCCACGACCAAGAGCACCTATCGCATTGCGCACCTGCGTCAATCCGGTGAGGTCAGAAAAACGGCGCATAGACTTTGTTGCGCGAACAACAGGAGCCTGAATAGAGGCTATCTTCCCATTGATCGAATCCAGCGTTTTGCTGGCACGGTCAACCGCGCTGATTGTGATCAGCGCGTTAGTTGCTGCGACTGCGCCCACGTTGCGCCTCCCTGCGCCGTTGTTCGGCTATGCGGTTTGATTCCGCTACCCACCACAGCATGCCTGTTCCAGTGAGCGTTTCCGCGTCGTGCCGCGACCAGCCGGGCCAGAATGCGCTTAGATCGGCAGGGAGACGTTCCCAGTTTTCTGGCCAGCGATAAAAAAACCGGTCAGATAGTCCGATGCTTTAGCAAACTGGCTGATGGGCATTTTAAGCACTGCGGCCCGCTGCCAGCCACTGACATCTGTCAGCAGGTTGATTTCTGCCTCCAGAAAATCCGCCATGCTGCCCCGCTGTTCCTGCGACTTGAACCGGCGGCGCTCAGCGACAGTTGGTTCCCGCAGATCCATATCCTGCCATTCGCGGTTGACGGCAGTGATTGGCGGCGTCAAGGCCAGATGGAACGTATCCTGACAATCAGGCTCTTCATCCGGTTTCCGGCGCGCATCGTCCTCAAAATGGGAGATATACGCGACGGCTGCGTCCAGCGTGCGGGTGGGGATCTGGTCCACTGCCGTCTGGGGCCATCCGGTTACGCGACACAGGAGCGCAATTTCCGACGCATAGACTGTTTCGAGCGTGGGGCGTTTCCCAATCGTGCGTGTGGCCAGCAGGCATTCCCCTACTGATGGCTCACGGCAGGTAAGTTCTATCCATTCGCGCCCATCCTTTGTATGGATTGGTGCAGTGACAAAAGAACATGCCAGTTTGATTTCCTCATTTTCAGAGGACTGGCTGCCATACAGCTCTTGTTCCAGAGTGTCCATCAGACGGTATCCTCAGTCACGGTATCGCTTTCAACATGCAGCTCAAACGTTCCTTCCTGCGTGTTGACGTTGATGTTTTCCGTCTGCCAGGCATCGACAGCCGTAATGACTTTACCGTTTGCTAGTTCCAGGATGACGGTTAATCCGCTGGCACCCTGCAAATCTGAAACTTTGGCGTCCCGACGGTCTCGCAGCGTGGCCTGAATGAAGCCCTGCCCCGGCATACTGGCAAAACCCTCAACAGCACTCTGCCCTTTGAGGGTTTCATTAACCAGCCCAGAAGCCTGCCACTGGGCCTCTCCGACGACGCTCCAGACATCGCCATTGATGGTGATGGTTGCTAAGCCCGCAAGAGGGCCACGATATGCTGCCATTTCTTGTGGCCTCCTTACGATTTAACAAACTGGGCATTGCCCGCGATGACCCAGAGCTGATTCGCGAAATCGTAGGGCATCAGGAGCTTCACCACGCCGTTCCCGGCATTCTGGCAAACGATGCTGGCAGCAAATGTGTCAGCATTCTGGACCCACAGTTGCGTAGCCTGATACCGGTAGCGGGCGACGCATAGTTTGCCGATCAGCTTGGCTGTGGTAGCTTTGGCTCCAGCCGGAATCTTTGCGGCATCATCCAGTAGGATATATCCGCCAACCTGTGCAGCCAGATAGCTGCGCATATCCGGCAGGCAGATAGCAGCCGTCATCAGTGTTTCTATCCCCAGATAACTATCGTCCGGCAGGCCGGCCGTGTTGGTCTGGTAGGTAGTGATGAGGCGCTGGATCAGAACCGCTCCGCTGTCATCCACCGTATGGGTAGACAGACCGTCATACAGCAGGCTGTTCTGTTCATCCCGACCAAAGCGGCCCGCATCGGTTGGCGGCAGGACAGTCAGGGCCAGACCGGTGACAGGGAGTGCCGGGTTGTCCCGCATAGATGTGGCCACCCATGCTCCGATCTGCGCTGCCCAGACCAGAGGAGAGGACGGACTGTCCGAAATAGGCATGATGGTCATATGTGGGTCATTGAGCGTCATGCCCGCGGCGGTTACCTGCCCGTACGTGCCCCGGAGAGCCGCGATGCCGTGGCCGTAAAGTTGCGCCATGGGAGACCAGCGGCCTGTAGTGTTGTCAAACAGCGACTTAAACACTTCCAGACTGGCTGTGTCCGTATAGGGGTGGATGAACAGGTCATACACACGGTCACCCAGACCGGCCATGACAGAGGCCAGTGTTTCCTGCGTGCCAGTTCCGCCTGCAAGATTGGCCGTAGCGACAGTGAGGCCATCCGGGATGGACTGCGCCCCCATCTGCCCCAGCAGAGCTACGCCCAGCGTGATATCATTCCCTGTCACGCCCTTATTTTTGGCGGTCACGTTAATCGTGCTTTCAGATGCCGCAGCTGTAACTGGCAGCGCAGCAACGGCCGCCAGTGCTGTAGCAGCATTTGCGGCAACCGTGGAGGCTGTGTCTCCCGATGTGACGCCAACCTGCACCAGTTGATCTTCAACATAGAGAGGGAGGGTGCCAGAGGTGGTAGCGGCTCCCGATAGCGTAATAGTGCCTGCAGCAGCCTTGCCATCCGCCGGATCCGCTAGAGGCAGGCACCAGACCTCGCCTGATGTATCAATCTGGCGATAAGCAGTGACCATGCGGGCCAACTGAGACCCGGCACCGTATTTTGCAATGGCGTCAGACTGGCCGCCGGAGAGTGTGGCCACACCGGTTGTCGTTGTGCTGCTGCCCAGCTGCTGGCCGATCAGCAGGACACGACGCGTTGTGGTAGCCGTATTTGCCTTGGAGCCATCCAGAGCAAAATAAAATCCAGGGACCCGGTTGCTACTTGAGTAACCGGGAACAGAGATAGAGCTGCTCATGCAGGGGCCTTTTCGGTTGCCGTCTCAGCACTGGCAGCAGATCGCGCCGGGATGGTAGACGGTATGGACGCATGAATCCGCTGCACATCCCCACGGGAGAGTGCGCGGAGCCAGAATGCTGTTTCAGGCACATAAGCTCCGTCTTTATCCAGCAGACGGAGCGTGCCAGGGAACCGCACAGCGCGCCCCTCGGCTGGTTTCACTTTCATCAGTCTTCCTTGATGTTACTGGATGTTCTGCGCAGGGAATTCTTCCCGTGTTTCTGCAAAATCCGGGTTCCCCATTGTCTGCATTTGCAGATCAAGCGCAGCAATCCTCTGGCCACCTGGAGAAAATTCCTCGAAATATTCGAGAGAAAATGAAAGACGGACTTTTCCGATGTAAGAAGAATTATCGCTTGTGACCTCTTGCAGGGTGCTGAGGTCTGATACCTGCGAAAGCCGCGCCTGAAATCCGACATCCTGCATGATGAGCAGTTCGATCTGCTCTGTCAGTGCATCCAGCGCGTCCTGGGTCGCCTCAGGCGTGCCGCCGGAGACCATGGCGTCTACATTGAGCTGCGTAACACGCACAAAATCTGGTGCTGTGCGGCCCGTGCTGCGGGCTGTGTCAGATGGAGCTGACAGGTATATGGCCGGCAGGGCATCCTGCGAGAGCGGCAGCGCGCGGCGGGAAAAGACGTTCGGCCCGGCGTCAGTTGCGTTTGACAGCAGTCTGGCCGCGGCCTCCCGTAGTTCCACACGATAGAGCATCATTTTCTCCGTCGGCAGCATTCAGTTCGATATGTGCGCCGCCATGACTGTCCGGCTGGACCTCGCGAATGCGCCAGACCCGGCCCCGGATTGTCAGCAAATCACCCTGCGCCGGCGGGACCGGGAAAAGTGATAGGCGCACGCCCACACGGGCATCTGACCCGGTGATATGAGTTGGGCTCTGCCCCGGCAGGTCACCCAGCGGAGAGATGGCCCTGTAGCCATCATCAAAAATCCCGCTGAGTATGACTGCTTTCCCGAGCAGAGATGACTGAAATGTCACGACCTCACCAAACACGGCGTCACAGGGGCCAAGGACGAGCTTGTCAAAATCGACCGGCCCCATGCGTCAGGCCCCCGGTTGTTTGGGCAGAGGGGTCATGGGCGGTGCAGCTGGTAATGGAGCAGCCTCGACTGAGTTATCAGCCGAGGAACCAACCCGATTGACCTCTTCTGATCCTGCACTCTCCGGACGGGCAATCCCACGGGAGGTCCAGAAACTGGCGCGCTCGGGGGACACGTTCAGTTTTGTCCCTATGGGATAAGGGGCCTTCCCTGCTGCCGGATAAACGGGGATAAGGGTGATGACGGAAACCGTTTTGGCAGTTTTTGTCACTGATTTGGTCTGGGTTTCATCACTCATGATGCGCCTCCGTTAAACGCCAGGGGCCGGGGCTTCAGCGCCAGCCTCCATGACGGTGGCGCTGAGGCAGGCATTGACACGCGACGGAATTACGATCGGTGCAGACTGCATCAGCAGATTGATGGTGGCAGGGTTTTCCTTGTACCATATCTTAGGAGCATAGGCGAGCGGGCCATAACCAAAGGCCGGGTCAAGAATCTGGCCGAAAGCACGTGTGCCTTCGAGGCCCGGACTGGACATGATGATGGTCCCGTCGGGAATCATCGGTACTTCTTTGTCCGTTACGGGGTCCACATACCAGTCATTATAGAGCCAGATACGGAACTGCCCCCACTGGCCCATGTAGATTTTGCCCGTCTGTGCACGGCCACCCAGGTCAATGGACGATCCGCCTGTCCTATCCCCTGCCCAGATGACAGAATTCAGGAATTTCAGGTCGCTTTTAAGCGCATTGAAGGGCGTGTTTGTCAGCACAACATCTGTGGGAGCCACCCCACTTTTTTGCAGAACATAGAGAGCCCATCCGGTGATATAATCACTGGGGAAAATGCCACTCTGGCCCCACTGTGCAGCACCTGTCAGGGCAATCTTCAAGGCCGGATCACGCTGGAAATCAACGACAATGGGATTGGGGTATCCCTCACCCACAATGGTGACGGAGCCATTGACCAAGGCGCAGGCCGCCATCCATTCCATGCGACGATTGATCATGTCAATCTGGTCGGCCATTTCCCAGGCGAGATTTGCTTCCAAACGCTCTGCGGGAGACATATTCCCCATCAGCCGTTCACCCATGGCGCGGCGGACTGGCTTCAGGAGATCTGGGTTGCGCCAGTCCTTTATGTAGGCCGGCTTGAACATATTGGTCTGCCACTGGCGACTTTCCACCAGCTTGCCTTCAACCAACGGCGAGCAGAACGGGGCCATACGTCGTTTGCCGTTATCGACATCGATCGCAACCTCCGGCGTATCGGACTCAATAATGTTGGGGAAAAACATATCCAGCAGATCGGTCTTCGCCAGCTTCATATTGCGGACAAAATAGACCAGAGCTGCTGTGGAATAGACGCTCAGCATATCATTGAGAGAGGCGCTTACGCCGCTTTCTCCGGTGGTTCCGGACATTTAGAAATCCTTATGAACAGGATTGGAAAAAGAGGGTGCGCCATCAAACGATGGCGTTGGAGATCCCTGTTTTGACGAAAATGCTCCACTGGCGGAGAGCCTGCGTCAGGTCATCCAGTGTCCAGCTTGCGTCAAAGGTCATGTAGTTCGAGTTGAACTCACCCATCTGATAAATGCTGCCAGTCTGGGCTGTGGCTGATGCATCAACGGTATCGACCACGATGCCACACGGGACCTGGCTGCCGTCCGTGGCCGATTTGACGCACGGCATATAGGCCCCCGATGCTGTCACGCGGCCCACAACCTGCCCACGGATAAGCATATTTCCCGCAGCAAACGTGACTGTGGCTGTGACAAGCTTGAGGTTGCCAGCAATGAGCTGGTCCGGCACAAACGTGGCGGAACGGGCGCCGGGGTAAAACCCGTAGCTGTTGGTTCCTGACATTATTTGCCCCCCTTACGAATTGCCTGTGCGGCGACGAGACGTGCGCCCGGATTGGCCGGAGCGTTTGCACCCGTATCCTCCGGCTTGACCCCCCCGAATGGGGAGGCCTGCATGCGGTCACGCAGGGTCTGGCTCTCCGTTTTTGCCGAACGAGCCGGGGTGGCGGCTGTCGGCGTCAGGGAGTCCAGCAGTCCAACGGCCTGAGAGCGCGGGAGTGCTGTGTTAAAGGCCAGATGGGCAGCGCCCGGAAGATTGCGGGCAGCAGCGGGAGAGGCGAAAATCGCAGCACAGCGGGCGCGCTCACGAGATCGGGCAGCTTTGGCCTGATCGTCCTTCTCGTCTTCCTCATCGTCGGTGTCGCCATCGTCAGCTTCACCTTCGCCCTCGGCCTTGGCTTTTTTGGCCTTAGACCGTTTGGCCCTGGTGCCTTTTTCGTCGTCTGCCTCCTCCTCACCTTCTTCTTCCTCCTCGCCCGCAGCCTTGGCCTTGGACTTGTTTTTGTCGTCATCTTCACTCTCTGCGTTGGCGGCTGCCAGATGCGCAAAGGGACTGGTAGAAGCGGGGTGCTTCGCCATTTGGTAATCTCCGATTTTGTGTCGTGTCAGAGGTTTTTGAGAAGATCCGTGAACGCATCTGTGCGTGACATCACGGCGTCAGCCAGACCGGCTTCTACGCCAAGCTGGCCGCGATAGACTGCCGCCTGCATGTCCCTGATGGCCTCAGGCTTGAGACCACGGTTGCGGGCGACCGTTGAAACGAACAGATCGCCCAGCCGGTCCGTATCAGCCTGCTGGGACTTGATGGCCTCATCAGACAGAGGGGTTGTGGGATAGCCGTCTGTTTTCCGGTCGCCAAACTGGAACGTGGTGACTTTGATGCCGTCCTGTTCCAGCGCACCCGTGATATCGACATGCATACTGACGACGCCGATAGAACCGACCTCACCGGTGCGGGGGAGCGTGATAGTTTCTGCTGCGCTGGCCAGAGCATATCCGGAAGAGCAGGCCATCTCATCAACAATCGCCACAATTGGTTTTTGTGACCGAGCCAGATAGATCTGCTCAGCTGTATCGAAACACCCGGCGACGGTGCCACCGGGGCTGTCGATATGCAGGACAATGGCTTTGACGCCCTCATCCTTTATGGCGAGATCGAACGCAGTTCCGATGTCATCGTAAAATGTTGCGCCCGCATACCACCAGCCAAACCCGTTACTGCTGCCCGGCAGAAGAACGCCGCTGATCTTGATGATTGCAACGTTATCCACCCGCGTCATCATCTGTTGCGCAATGAACTGTTCCAGATCATTGGCCGGGCCAAACAACATGACATCATCTCCTCCTTTGAGGAGCATGCTGCTCAAAATATCTGCATGGCGGGCAGACAATGCCAGAGGCCGGTTGAGCAGTTGCCGCGTGAGCGCCATGCTGCGTGAGGTCATGACTTATCCTGATTTCTGGATGACTGCTCGGGCGGGACATATCCACCCCAATCCGGGATGGGCATGCCCCGGTCCTTAAAGGCCTGAATTTCTACGGCTCTCTGGTCGATTTTTTCGATCCAGTCACCACCCTCGTTCTCGGCGCATTCCTCTTCCAGCGTGGAGAGACCTGCATCCATGCCCAGGATAGCACCCTGTTTTTCTGCCACAGGGTCAATCCAACCACGGCCCGGCCCCAGCCATGTCGCACGGGCATAGGCCTGTCTGGCATCGATAAATTCCGGTGCGTTGCGTGGCATCGGGAGTTTGTCGACCTCCATGCATTCTTCTAGCCATGCAAGCCGGATTGGTGCGGCAAAGCCTGTTGCGAAATCATCCCGGCGGCGCTTGAGGGTTTTCCATGCCTCCAGCATCGCGCCACGTGCCGACGAGTAGTTGACGTCTGACCAGTCATTACTCACCTGCTGCGGGGACAGGCCCGCGCCGCTGGCAATATTTCGCAAGACCGCAGATTCAAAATCCCTGAAATTCCCGGCGGGCCGCGAGGCAGACACTGTTTTGATGTTTTCACCAGGGTACAGGATGGGCAGCCGGGAGCCTGCGAGGTTGATATTACGGTTCTCATGGAACGCAATGCGACCGTCCTGATAGGCGCCGAATGACTCGTCACCGCCCTCCAGGGACTCAGCCACCATATCGGGATCGTAAGGGCTCTCAATATAGCCAGCAAAAATCGCATTGATGATGGCCGCATCGAGTTCTGACCCATCATATTTGATCAGCATTTTAAGACGCTGCATGACCGGTGTCAGGATGCCGGTTGCGCCCGTATGCTGACTGGCTCGGTGATGCTCGAACATGTGCACCACTCTGGGCCTTCCCCAGCTGGTTTCCCGCTCGATGCGGTCCCACTGGACTGATTTCGCAGCGGAATACCAATCAGCCTCATGCGCCTGCCGGATATGGTAGGCAACGGGGACACCAAGAGCATCAATTTCGACACCATTGCGGATGTTCTGCAGGTCCATTTTCATCTGTGGGTTGCTGAGCCTGTCAGGATCCACCAGTTGCAGGGCCGTTGCGTAGCGAGCACCCCCGCGGCACACCCGGTTCTCCAGCCATGGCAGCACACCCAACGCATCCCCATCCACAATGAGATGACGGAACGCGAGGTGCATCTGCTGGCCAAATGTCAGCATGCGTTCTCCATCGTTGAAATGGAGAGGATCATCGGCCCATGAGCGCCAGAGTGCATCAACTGCCTCGCTAAACTCCCGCGCCCATGTCGAATCAAATGCCGAATTCCCGCTTAGGTGTGCGAGGGCACGGTAGTCTGGCTTGCTGATTGGCCGCAGAGTAATGCCGATAGCATTGTCCTGCACACGAGTGACTGTGCCTGCTGCCCAGCCATCATTGCGCACCAGATCCCGCGCCCGGCTGACCACCCTGTTGCGGAACGGGCCGCGCTCTGTATCAGCGGACCAAAGCGGCGGCATCCAGCTCTGAGTATGCTGGCCGTAGATATCGGCAGCATCAAAGGGTACACCCTGCCAGCCACCATTCAAAGCACTGGCACGCTGCCCCATGGACTGAGCAAACGCTTTCGCCTGCTTGGATTTTTTCTGTTTTTTAGCCATCAGAATACAGGACGCAGGGCTTTGCGGCGTACGCCCGGCATCCCCAACTGCTGCTGCAACTGCTTGATGAGGGCAGCGAGGCCTGTGGCATTGGCCTGCGTATAGGTCACCGCTCGGTTACCATCGCCCTGCGCGTAACTGACAGACGCGACCTTTGCGCCGCTCTGCAACTCGATATAGGCCTGCTGGCATGATGCCAGATAGGCCTGCACCTGTTCCCGGCTCATGCCCGCAAACAGGCTAGTGTTGGGGTTATATCGGGCCTGCGGCAGCCTGCCGAAAAATCCGGACATGGTCACTCCTTATCCCGGCAAACGCGAAAAGCGTTTTGCCAGACTTGATCTGCGTTTCTGTTTGGCTTCTGCTGCATCTGTTTCCGTCAGAGACTGGATAGACTCACCGGGAACGATGCTGATATCTTCCGTCACCGGTTCTGGCGGCGGCGGATGCTGCGTGGTTTCTGCTGCAATGGCATCTGCCTTACGGTTCAGGCGAAGGCCCATGTAGGTCAGACCGCACAGAGCAGCGTAGCTGTAGACGGCCAGATCCAGCGCCTCGTTGTGCCGCCCAGGCATGAGTTCCCACACACGGAATATCTGACCACGTTCATGCTTTTTGACAGAGCGCTCCGCCACGAGCTGGGCAAAAAAGTTGATATCCCGGTCTGCCGGATAATGCATGTAACCTGCACTCGGCTGGCCCGGGTCAGGCTGTTTGAGGTGCAATCTGGCGCGGATCACATCCTTGGCAGCATTGACCCCGATGATTATGGGGCGGAATGCAGCCTTGTTTCGGGCACTCGGCTTTTTGGTAGGCCAGACTGGAGAACGCTGGCCACCTCGGGCAGACTCACCCTTGATTGCCCAGATACGGCGGCCAAGACGCGCCCGGCAGAAATCATAGACGCGCTGTGTATGATGACCGCCGGAATCAATGCAGGCAGCCATGAGCTTGTAGGGGCGGCCATCGGCACGGTACCACTCGCGCTTGAGGAGCGCGTCCAACTGGTCCCACACCTCAGGCTGTTCCGGGTCTCCGTCAATGACAATATAGGCGATGGACCATCGCTCTTCATTTCTCCCCCACCCGACAATCTCGACCTCAAGCCGGTCATCCTGCGTATCGATGCCTGCTGTAAGGACGGCTACGCCCTCAGGGACTTCCCCTTCCCAGACTTCAACACGGGCCGCCAGTGTGCGCTCGTTTAGAGCACCGTCGCCGCGATCTTCGTAGGGCAGCCCCAGAGCCGTGTTGATGAATGTCTGGCGTTCAAGGGGTTTATCCTTTACCTCAAGCCATTCTGCGACCAGACGCGACCATGCAGCATTTGGGAAAAGCGAGTAGCCTGCCCAGATGTGGAACGACGCATGGCCTTTGAACGGGCGCATGGCGACCCACTTGCCCTTGGCGATCATGTCTGGCTTTTCTGCCTCATCAATGAGGCAGCCGCAGTGCTTGCAGGCGTAGCGTGCTGTTTCCGGCAGGTGGTTGCCCTGCTCATCTTTGTCCCACTTGATTCCGTGGGGGGTATCAGGGCCGCCCCATTCCAGAACCTGAAACTCTCCGCAATGAGGGCATGGGACGTGGTAGTGACGCCCGTCGCCCTGATCAAATGCACGCTCAATACGGCTGATGCCGGCCACCGTGGGGGTAGACCCCATGGCAATTAGGCGGTTCCAGTATGTTTCAGCACGCTTGGAGCCCAAAGCGATCTGGTCACCCTCGGACCCTGCGCCCCCGACTGGATAGCCGTCCACCTCATCGAACAACACGATACGGACGGTGATACGGCGGAAACCGCCGGGGCTATTCGCCCCTACCATGGTAAGAGACGATCCGTTCAGCAGGGTCTTTTTAAGCAACGTGTTTTCGCTGCTCTTGCTTTTCGGGTCTCCAGTCAGAGCCGCAAGAACTGGCGTATCGCGCAGCATAGGCGCGATTTCTGATTTACTGTAGCCCTCAGCATCGCCCTCACGCGGCTGCACCATGAGAATGGGCGATGGGTCCTGATGCAGATAGTAGCCAATGGCGTGGTCAAGGATTTTCGTGTAGCCCACGCGGGCTGACTTCATGACCGAGATCTTTTCGACAGACGGATCCGTGAAAGCATCCATCATCCCGATCTGATATGGGAAAGCTTCAAATTTTCCGGTTTGAGCACTCGTCTCCGCCGAGAGAACCGCATACTGCTCTGCCCACTCACTGAGGCTCAGCTTGGGTGGCGGCTTGAGATTGGCTTGCCTCTGGCGCGTCAGTTCATTGCGGAAATGCTCGTATCCCTTAAGATACCGCAGGCCCTGAGTTACTATCTCCATCTGCTGTCAGTTCTTCCAGGGCGCGGGTAATCAAGACCCGCAGTCTCTCCTGCACGTCTGCAACGGTTTTGCAGCGGTGGATGGATGGGGCGTGTTCGGCTGGCAGAGCAAGAAGTTTGCGGCGCACGGCGGCATACTCTTTGCCTACGGTTGCCACCACCACGCTGACCTCCACAACCGCACCTGATTTCTGGTCAAACTCCAGTTGCTTGAGGTTCGCCTTGGCGTTCTGTTCAACTTGCAGCGCCAGCGCCATGGGCAAAAGCCCATCACATTGAGGTAGCACACAGTCTGGCGAGGCGCGCGTAATCTGCACCGCTGCCCCTGCAACCTTCTCAGCTGGTTGCACCTCAGGTTGCAGAGGAGGTTGCACCCCTCCCTGCATGGATTTTCTGATCGCCAGCCATTCGTTGAATGACGCCAAATCTACACGCTTGCCATTGGCAATGATGCGGCCTGACAAAAGATTTTTCTGGATTGCCGCACGGCTCACGCCTGCGCGGCGCGCAGCTTCGCTCTGGCTGATTGTCTCGCTACTCATGGCAAAACTGCAACCTGCAACTGCAACCCAAAATTTTTGCCTCAGCTAGGGATCAAACGGGCTGGCGCAATCCCCGCGATACAGGAGGGCCAGGAAGGACCCAAGATAGGGGGGGGGGCACCAAATGCATATCTTACGCCAATACCCTGCGCGTGACGCATATCAACGGAAAGCGGTAGCTAACACGCGCTGAACGGCCTTTGCGATGGCTGCGCCTCCATCCAGCGTGACAATGCGAACTGCGCGCTCTTTGAAGCCTAGACGCTTGTGCACCTGCTGGTTGGGAACAAACCTTACGAGCAACTTAAGCGCCGGCTTGGCTTGGCGGATGCCGTTGCGTTTGCCTTTGCGACCCACTGCTGCCGGTTTAACACGCTGCCAGATGCCCATAATGCCTTTGGGACCGATACCAACAAACGTATCATCCCGTGACACAAATCGAGCAATGGCGCCTTTGGTCATCTGACCATACTGGTCAGTCCTTGCGTCAACCGGAACCAGCAGACTGCTGTTGTTGCCCGCTGTGGCATGCTCTCCTCCGTCCTCATACGGCTCAAGGTAGCGCGCTTGAGCCGGCCTCAATGACACAACTGCCCGTGGGTTTGCTTTCGTGGCTTTTTCCACCTGGGTAGCCCGCTGCGTAAATGGACGCGGGTTGTGGAAGATATCCCCCATCGCTTCATTCTCAGCGCGCTGAACCTGGAACGCTACATCATTGATGGCTGTGGCCGCCATGAATGGGATCTGCTTTTGCAGGTCAGATAGTGACGCACTGGCCCGCGTGATATCCAGTTTGATACCAGTCAAATTTAGTCACCTGCGACAAAAAGCATCATGACAAGAGCAGCGATGAGTAAAGCACACACTAGCACCCACTGAGATGAGGCATCCATCTATGACCCTCCAACCAAAAGGAGACCAATCATTGCACACCAGAAGAACAGTAGCGGATTAGGTGGGAATTTATTGGGGTCGCATAGCATCAATATTCCTCCAACGCTCAAGCCCTGACCAGATAGCATTCATAGATACCGGATGCCCGGCTGGCATTGCTTCGCGGAAGCCTGCCATTAACCCGTCATCACACTCTGCATCTGCATCTGCCTCAGCATCCGGCGCCGCACTTGATTGCGCTTTGCTGTAACGCAGCAAGATCTGCCTTACACCCTCCATGCACAAGCCGTGCCGTGAAGCGATCTGCCGCATGGGTATCCTCTTGCGGCGCAACATAACGACCGACATCACCAACTCAGGAGGTGAGCGCCGACGTGCGGCCTGCCGGGCAAAGTCATCCGGCTGGATCATGCCTTGGCCAGGTCAAGCGGGAGAATTTGCCATGACTGTGCTGGGGTCTCACGGACGTGGAGCCGGAGATAAGCCTTTGTGCTGTCGATGCGGATACTGTCCTGAATGGCATCCATAGCCCTTTTCCATTCGGGATCAGACACGTTGTGCCGACGTAGGCCAAGAATTTTCGTGGCGGAAAGCTTTCCTTCTTTCCCCACGTCAAACGCCTCCATCACAATGATTTTGAGGTTCGCGTTGGCACCATCCGTCCATCGCTCGAACAGCTCATCCAGCAGGCTTTTTGCAACCTGGAGTTCCGGACCGAACGAGATACTTTCGCCTATGCACACAGACACGCGCAAATGCCCGTCATAGCTGCTCAGGGTGGTATTACCTTTTGCTCCACCAATTTTGGCCTGGTATTGTTCGTGCAGAAGCTCCTGCAGTGCCGCGACCTCGGAAAATCCCTCTTTCTTGAACGAGGCCAGTGCCTGCGTGAGCTCGCCGGCCTTTGCATGCAGGATGCGGACCAGCTCGTCTTCCAGCAGGTCCTGCGGTTTGATATTCTCACGAGGGACAAGCCGCCCCTGAGCGTCCATCATGTATCCGTCAGGAATGCTCATGCGAAGATCCTCGCCGCCTGAGCTCGTTCCCAGCATGAGTTAGCGCGCCCATTCGCCCATATGCGTTGGCCAGCAGCCGGCGCTTTAAGAGCCTGCTTCTCGTATTGCATTGCGGTCTGTTCCCAAAACGCCGCCATAGGGTTCTTTTCTTGATACTGCATGCGGCGAGGCCGGTATTCTTTGCGAGCCAATGAACATCTCCTAAAAAATACTGCATGAACGCAAAGCGGGTTAGTCCAGGAATTTCCCGGAGCCGTCGCCGTCCTGCACATGAGCGTACCGTGTTGTCGTGGCGAGAGACGCATGTCCCACAGACCGCTGGACGGCGTGAACATGGGCCCCGCGATCCAGCGAGTGCGAAACATGAGCGTGCCGGAGCCAATGCGCCGAAAACGACGATGGCAATCCGGCACGCTTACCGGCCCGCTTGACGATGCGATGAGCCGCATCATGCGAGAGCAGGCCGCCATTGTGGCCGGGGACAAGCGGAGCCTTTGGCTCGGTGTCAACGCGCAGCGCCACAAGCTCTTTGTAGAGTTTTGCCGGAATTTCCACCGGCCTCGTCTTATTGCCCTTGCCGAAAACCGAAGCCACGCCGCCTTGCTGCCTGCGCGTCACGTCCCGCCATGTCAGACGGCACGCCTCAGAAATGCGCAGGCCCATCACGTAGAGAAGCCGCAACAGCGCGCGGCGGCGTGGGCATTTTTCCATATCAATGAGCGTGGCAACCTGCTCTTGCGACAAAATGCGCTCGTGCAGGCTGTCACGCTCCCGGTCCAGTCTGAGGGCCTGCCCTACGTTCCGGGCCAACATCTCCGTCTCCGCGCCGAACGCGATAAGAGATTTGGCAGCGGCCATCGCCAGGCGGCGAGAAGAGGCTGCGCCTCCCAGACTGTCCGACCAGTTTTGCAGGTCTGGCAACGTCACGTCAGCCAGTGGCTTCCCCGCATGAGCGAGGAGACCCAGCGCAACGCGCTCATAGGCGCGACGTGTGTTTTCAGACTTGCTGTGCAGCCACGCTCTGATGAGCATTTTGTCAGCAGGAGATGGACTGCTTTTCTGCGCGGTTTGAACCGCCATTCCGGCAGTATCTCCACTAACCATTTGAAATGCCTAGATTTGTGGCTACTTTTCCCCCTCAAAAATCCGCGTGATAACATCAATTATCTTGCGGGTTTCATGGGGCATCTGCGGGTTATCTTGCACATTGCCCTGTAGGCAATGCGTGATAACTCGGGGTTATTCTTGCGCATTTAATCAGACGGTGGACCGCCAATCTTACGGCCGCAATCACCCATCTTTGGGCCTCGCCAACCTGACCGCAGGATGCCTGGACGAAAATTCTCTCCGCCCCGGCGTGCCCGTTCGTCCCTCTCGGCGGCCTCCACGCGCCGCACAACTTCTTCCGGCACACGCATCGCCACATCTCCCATGCACCGCAGAGATTTCTGCGGGACACGGAAAATGTTGCACACACGCGCAACCCGATTGCGAAGAAGAAAAGCGCTCATGCCCAGATCAACATCCGAGCGATGATAAGGAGGTTTGTCACCAATCAGGCGGACAACCACAATGCAGTCCGCATCATACGGCCGCAAAACCAGAACAGGTTTTTTTTCGTGCAGCGCAATGGACCCACGGCAGAAAACCTGCCCTTTGACCATATTCGCTCGCTTCAGAATCAAAAAAAGCCGTGGCCTTGTGGGCACACGACTTCGAAGATTGTGACAACTTATGTTATCTGCTTGCAACAAGCAAGGTTTTTAAATGGAATCCTCTTTCTGTATCCATCCGATAGATGGTGCACCAGAATATCCATGCTCAAATACGAACCACGCATGAGCCGTCTTTCCGCCTTCGGCTGAGATATCTGTTCCACCCGGAGGCATAGAAATGCGGTTACTACTCACCCAAACTCTTGCCAGAGGCACAGATGGAAACCATTCATTCCGTTTCCGCCCCTCAAGAAACGCCAGCCTGAGAAGGACTGCCACACGATCATGTGTTGATGCCAAGGCACAATCAATAAAGTCCTGCGCCACTTTGAATGGCGGATTACTGATAATACTGTCTGGGCAAAATGATGGAATAGACCTGGTATAATCCATCACGGGGAAACTTCCGTCTTTACGGTCACGCATATCCGAACCAAAAGCAATCACATCGTGCGCCATTAGCCTGTCAACAATGTTTCCACTACCACAACACGGGTCCAGAACCTTCCCAAGAAAAGGTTTTTCCTTTTGCAATAAGGCGTCAACGCACCAAGCCGGCTCAACATACCAGTCATCTGGGTGCCGTTCATGACCAGATTTACTCACTGCGCCATCATCCTTACGGGGAAATTGTCATACAGTTCAACAAGCTGTTCAAGCAGAAGCTCTATGGCGCCACTCACACGCATCCGGTCTTTATTCATCGCAGCGTGCATCTGATTCACTGACATCCCGTCAATCATCATCATCTGCAAAAACCGTTGGCTGACCTCGCCCAGATTACGCTGCACAGACTGGCAGCGCGAAACAGCAGCCGCACGGGACAGCATCGCATACTCTATATCTGAGCATGCCCCGGACTTTCCTGCTTCCGGATCCCGCGCTCCAAGTATCCCGGTCTCGTAATCCCGTGCCCACATTTCTGCTGCAGCAACATGCCTGTCCTCAATCGCACCGGACTTACGGAGCGTATAAAGCGCGCCAGATGAACGAATGCACGGTTGACTAACGCCCGGCACAACCTCGGTGGATGTTTCTATCAGGTCGCCATGGTTGCGGCGCTCAATCGTCCCCTGATCTGCCCTGATCCCGCGCCTGATGAGATCATTCTCACGCGCACTATCCTTTTCTGCCAGGAGCAACGCTCGAACACGGTTTTGCTCCTCAATGGAAAGTTGTTCCCACGTCGGCGCTTCTTTGCCTGCAATGCCCCTAAAACCCGAAACCATTTCGCCGCAGGCTGGATCACATGCGGTCACACTTGCACTACTACTTATTTCTCGCTGCACGTTGCTGCCCCGCATGTTCTCATGTACCGTCCTTTATGGTCGCGGGGTTGCCGGGACTTTTCTAAACGGCGCGCCATACTGGCTTCCAACTCGGCATTGGCGCGCCGTTTCTTCACTGTTGTCCATTTGGACAGCACAAACTCAACCAGTTTCATGGCGATCATTCTGCCCTCAACGGGTTTGCAGAAACGCCGTATTTATCAAGCAAATAATCAGCAAGCTCTTGCGGATCATCAAAAGCCTTTTTGCTGCTTTTTGTTTTGTTTGCCCGTGCAATCAGCACCATCCAAAACATCATGGCTCCAACCCATTCCATGGGTGAACTATCAAGCCAGACGCCAATACCAACTGTGGCCAGAACAAGCACAAAGGTGCTGATGTTCACGGCAATACCACCAATCGCTGATTGAGAAACCAGATAAAAGCATGCATTTTTCTGCGCCATCACGCGGCTTTCTGCTGTTTGTCAGGGTGGAAGTGCGATTCGTATGCTGACCGCGTCCAGGCAATAGGCGGCAAGCCATTGCGTTCAGCAATTATTGGCCATTCTCGCGTCATGCGACCAAAATCGCCAAGTTCCTGCATGGTTTTACCATAAAGGCTACCAGCCTTCTCATAGGCAGCCTCCATTATCTGCTGCCATTCCGGAATATCTCGTTGCACAGCGCCTTGCTCAGAAACAATCTGGGCAATCTCTTCCCCGGCAACGGCCCTTTCAACAGGGGCCTTGAAGACACCAAACCCCTTGGGAGCATCGAAATTTTTAGCCATTTTTTGTTTATGAGCCGCGATAGCCTCAACAATCAGGTCCGGGCTTATGCCCCGACCAAGATATTGCTTGGCAAATGACATAGCAAAACCAGCCTGGTCTTCGCCAAGTCCAGATGCCGCCATCATCCTGGCTGCCAACCGTTGCGCATCCGCCTGCTCATAAGCAGATTTCTCGGTTTCGGTTTCGGTTTTGGGGTTTTCGGTTTCCACAGAAGTAGAACTAGAAGGAATATTATTATCACACTCTATATCTAGATCTATGGGAAACCCAGAAACCGAATTATCTTCTCCCGAAACCGAAACCGAAACCGAATGGGTTTTTGTGTTTGGGTTTTGGGTTCCAGTTTTCCCACCAGACATAGCGCTCATCAGCGGCATTTTGCGCTGCTGCTGTGCCTGGTGCATTTCCCGCTCGCGGCGTGCTTTCGCCTGCTCTGCTGTTTCGCCTTTTCGTGGCCTGCCTCCTCGCGCGCCATTTGACGCATTGGCGGCTTGCTGGGGCGTCATCGTCGGCGGAAGGCTGCCCTCAGCAATTCCCCGCTCAATAGCCTGTCGGTTCTCTACTGCCATAGCACGACGGTACGCCCGCTCTTCACGGCGTAATTCACGCTCATACAAATGCGGGCTGAATAGCGCCCCATCATCATCGCGCGCCATGAAGCCAGACTGCACAATCATAGGCAGCATACGGTCCAGCACATCTGGCTCCAGCCAGGCCTGTCGCGCAATCTGCTCGTTGTCCAGAACAATATCACCAGCACGAAACACGCAAATACGTGCTTCTTTCAGAGCATCATGCAGATTTGTCACAATCCCACGAAGATCTGGAGCCATAGAACGCAAAAGCCGGAACGGTGTTATCGCGTCCCGGTCAAACTCTGAAACAGTAGGCAGTATCATGCTGCAAGCCTTTCAGGCGCGGCCGACGGCACCCGTATATAGCGCAGGACCTTTTCCAGACCCAGCACAGTCAAAAGCTGCTTTGATGGGGCGCGATGCGTGTTAGCAATGCAGGAAAGCGTTGTTTTGTTCAGCCCGTGCGCTCGCGCAAAAGCATCGTTTCCTCCGCTATCCCGCATTGCTGTATTCAGTTTTGCAAACATGGCTTTTACCGGGATGATTTTGCCATCCTGCTGCTTGTAGGCCTCAACAGCCACAAGACCCAGCACGGCCAGCACATCGTCAGATAGCCTGCGCCGCGCATTGGCAATATTGCTCACCGTCTTATCATTCATCCTGGCCTGCACAGCAAAAGCCGTGTTGCCACCAGCTTGACGAATGCGTGTATTCAATTCTGCATACACGTCCTCACCGGTCAAAAGATCAGCCATCATGCAGCCCCTTTATCGCTGACCACATAGCTCTCGCCGGTTTTTTGCACCTGATGCACTATGCCCATCGCATGCTGCAGGACATGGATAGCGCGTGAAAACTTGGGAGCAATTTCATTCGCCTCTGGCAGATCAATCTGATGATCCTCCAGAATACGCATGGCCGTGCTGAGAATATCCCCAGAGGACATGGCGAACTCGCTCATGTTCTCGCCAAAATCACCCGGCCCGATGTGGTGGGGGATAAGCATATACCCCAACGCATGCGCCATGGCTGCCAAAATGAGTGGCTTTTCCGCGCAGTGATCCAGGTCAATGGCAACATCCACAGGCACCATGCCATCCCGCTGCCGGTTAGAATAATCAGAAAACTGGGTGCGCCCCACGCGGCTTATTGTGGCTGCGGCGTCAATGCCGCCCACATGTTCTACAGCCTGTTTAGTGGCCGTTTTTAGGCCGGGCACAAACCGATGGGAATAAAGAGATGTCATGCGCCCGCTCCTGGCTGCATACGCGATAAACGGGCCAGTCTGTTGCCAGACTGACCCGCACATCTCACGATAGGGCTGCGACACCTAACCACCGTGAGAATTTGAGAATGATATTTATAGTGAGCACCGCCGCCCTGATGTACCTGATCTATCTGGGAACAGGCTGGCTTGGTGTACCTGAAAGCCATCGCATGCAGGTTGCTCTTTGGGGTGGCGGCATCCTGAGCGTTCTGGGGGCTCTTGCAGGATTTCTCCTCAAAACCTTGCCACAAGCTGGCGGCAAAACTGGAAATTCTCCCAGCAGGAAACCCACCATTCCACAGGGCCGCTTTACTGCGGGCTTTTCCGGAGATGATCTGCGCCCCACAGAGGGCGGCCGGAACAATATGTATTGCCGTCTGGTAGTCGGCTACGCAGACGCCAAAAGCGACGTGACCAGCCGGATTATTGACGTGCAGGCTTTCACCGTTGCGGCAACCCCAGATGGTGAGGTTGTACCCTACAATCTGGATGCTTATTGCGAACTGCGCAAAGCGCAGCGCAACTTCCGGGCAGACAGAATTGTTGAGTGCAAGCTTGCTGATGCGGAAGATGCCGAATCTGACGTCAAAGACCTGATGGCCACCCTTATGGCTGCACCAGCTACCACCATCTGCGATAACCAGACCGCGATTATCCGGCCCATAGCCATGCCAGATCTGGTGTTGGACTACATGTTCCGCACACCCAACTACAGGCGCGTAAACATACGCCCTGTTTCCTTCGGCTATACAGAACGTAGCCGAGGTAACCGCCGGGAAAGAACCTTGCTGTTTATTGATGGCATTGCTGAGGGGAAAACCCAGCAGCAGCGGTTTAGAACCGAACGCATAAAGAGCGTATGGCAGGCCGGACATGAGAACCCTGAGGGAAATATTGCAGCCCTGTTCCTGCCTGGTCAGAGGGCGGACTGAGTTCGGCTGACAGCCTACAGAACAAGCGGCATGGTTCCCCTCATGAGACATCATGCCGCCTCGCTTTTACGCTCGTACAGGTCTGGACGTAGTTCCTCACGCGGGATCCCGAAAGCACTTTCGATAGCGACGATGTGCTTGTCGGGGATACGCTTCCACTTCAGGACGGCAGAGTGCGAACGCAGACCGATTCCTTCAGCCAGCTTCTTGCACCCACCCACACGCTTTCTGAGTTCTGACGGTTCCATTCACAGATATGTGCCCGTTGGAGACATATTCTGTCAAATGGTTTTGTGCCCATTAGAGACCCGCGATGTCTCGAAAGGTGTCATATTCCCCAAATGACTGAGACAGTAGGCGATAGACTTCTTCAGCTTAGAAACGGACGCAACCTCAACCAGATTGAAGTTGCGGAAGCAATTGGTGTGGGTAGGCCATATCTATCTAGCCTTGAAAGAGGCAAGAAGGTTGGTACGCCTCAAACACTTTTAGCGCTCGCTGATTTCTATAACGTTTCCATCGACTACTTGATACGTGGCATTGGTTCTTCTTTTCCCGGCGCGAATAAAAACTGTCAGCCTCCTTATTCTGCAGAAGAGCTGGCCCTTATCGAACTCTGGAGAGAAATGGGCGAGGACCAAAGGAACCTCATCCTTACGCTTATTGAGAAGGCGGTTAGGCCCAACGCTGCCTAACTTACTGCGAGCAGTTGAGGCCATTACTCTTCACTTTTCAATATTCTGAGATTTCTGGAACATTACCGGCAAATCCTAGAATTTCCGGCTCTCCATAATCTCCGGCCTCCTCATCAACCTCCATCTTTACAGATCGACCTCCCGCAACAGACAAAGAACCTGCTCGCACTTTTTCCACCCATCTAAGTGCATCATTCTCTGATCGGCATAGAATGGGACTGCCGGGCTCCAAAACCTTCTTTTTGCCCTTAAGCCGCCAGACATACGGAAGGAAGACGATTCGCGTCACCATTCCCATTGATGTTTCCTCCTTTATGTTCTCTTTTTGTTCTATACCGATGCGCCAAATGGAGACAATGCAATTTTTACGTGTGTCTTATGGTGACATTTTTCTCTTGCACAATATGTCTCTATTGGGCACATTGCATCCATCATAACCCGTGGTGGAGAAACATCATGCTCAACGCTGCACGAGAGCGCCGCCTAGCGCAGGCCCCTGTAGCAAATGGTAGGGACGGCGATAGCACGCAGTCACCCGGCCACGTTAAGCGCACATTTGTCGTCAGCGCTGAGGATAATGCTCTTATTGAGCAGATAGCTGCGCGTGCGGCATCCTATACCGGCAGCCAGCAGCTCGGCCGCAATAGTCATAAGCGTGCCTTTGATCTGGCCTGCACCCTGCTCACGGAATGCCATAGGCTGTGCCGCCCCTTGGCGCTCAAGCAAATGGCTGAGGCGAGTGCAGATCAGATCCGTGGGGATCTGACAACACTGCGCCAGCACTTTGACATGGGCGGCTGCACCCTGCCCCACACCGTAAACCTGCGCTTTGAAGCCAGATTTTGGCAGGAAAAATCATGAGCCCCGCGCAGGAACGCCAACAGCATATCTGCGCAGCCTACCGGGCAGCACAGAACGCTATCCCCATGTTTGTCGTCTACCGGCCCATCACGTCTGACCACCCCGGAAAATGGGTGGCACGGATGCACCTGACTGAACCCAATGCCGCAACGGACCTGCTGATCGAAGCAGATACGCTTGTTGGTATCCGCACCCAGTTGCCGCCGGAAGCCGTGAATATTGGCCGTTATTTTTACGATAATCCCGTAATCGAGGAGGTCTGTCTGTGAACCTGACCACGCAAACCCGCGCCCCCGTACCTGTCCTCCAAAATGTCCAGGCGCTTATCCGCCGCGCTGGCCTCATGCGGGCGATGGCTGACACCCTGTTTGTTGAGGCAGAACGCATCGAACGTTTTCGCAGCGCGTGCGCTGCCAGCAACAATCCGGATGGTGCAGCCATATGGCAGCGTATTGCCAACTCCTACCGCACGGAGGCCGAGGCCTGCGTGTTTGAAGCGGATAAGCTCACGGGGGCACGGCCATGACCACCGCGCACCAGGCAAATACTCTGCAGGCGCGCACCGATGCCGCCGCACAGAAAACGCTCGCACACGCGGCAGAACGCGCCCTGATCTGCGCAGCTACGCTGGCCGGCAAGGCAGTGGCCACCTATCAGGGCCTGTCACGCACCACACTGGGCGAGATCACAAACGCGCTTGCCTTTATCGCTCTCGGCACCGTGCTGATGTGCTGCACGGATGCAGGCTGGTGGCTGCTTGGCCAGTGGGCTGACAGCGTAACCAAAATGGTCCTCTACCTGGAGGGCGCAGCATGATGATGGTACAGCACCATGCACCTACCCTTGACCGTGCTCGCCCGCGCCTTGGCTTTGTGCCTGCTCCGGCTCTGCGCCTTGGCGCTTCTGCGCCGCGTGGCGCCACGCTCATTGATGATGGCAGACAGATTGACCTCGAGGAAGCAACCGGCCGCTACAAGCCCAATCAAGCCGCAGAACTCAAGATGCACCGGCATATCGGCAAACGCCTGCGCCAGAAACGGCAAGAACGCGGCCTGAGTCTCCCTGCCCTGGGCAAACGCGTAGCCCGCAGCGGCCAGCAGATCCAGAAATACGAAGTCGGGCATGACGCAATAAAGGCTGCCACCCTCTTCCAGCTTGCCGATGCCCTAGGCGTGCCCATGGCGTGGTTTTTTGAAGGTTTAGTCTGATGGACAAAAACTATCTTCGTAATGACTTTGATACCCATGTCATGACGGAAAGTGTAAGCCGCAGCTTTGATTTTCGTCGCCCAGATGGTTCCAGCTATTATTTCTTCAATATGACATGGAGCCGCGGGAAAATCTCCATCTCCGGAGATATCGGAAGCATGGTGCTCCAGTGCTGGCCTGCCATGAGTTCTTTGGAAAGCTCTGTGCATTGGGGGCATAATGCTGATCTAGATTATCTCTTGGGTAAATCATCAGCAAAAGAAGAATATGATGGTGAAGCTACAGCCAGAGAACTGATCCGGATTGCAAACAGAGAAGTTATTGAAGCAATCAATGGCTACTGGATTGATGATTACTTCAAAGATCCGGAAACAAAAATATATTCGTCAAAAAAACGCCTTGTTCATAGCGGTATGCGGCAGGATCTACAAAAGGTTAGGAAAGGCGAACTTGATAGAGATATGATTGATGACGTGCTCTTGTTTGAAAAGAAAGAAGAGAAAAAGAGCTGGTCTCTGCCTCATGAAGATGATCCCAATCGTTATTGGAGCTTCTTTGAATGCTGGAACACTTGGGTTGAACTATGGAAAGCATTAGAAGGTTTCGGTCTTTATCATGATTATACTGATGATGATTTAAAGAATATCACCAAGTCCTCCTATCGTCGCAAAATGCGCGAAGAAATTGAGAGCGTATGTTACGATAAGGAAGGAGCAATTAGCCTTTTTCGGAATACTACTTTCGATGAATATCCGCTCCAATATAACTATTCTTTCAACAACTACAGAATTGTAGCGGCCTTCCGCTGGGCCTGCCGCCGCTTAATTGCGGAAGGTGTTGTGCAGCCTGAAAAGGCAGCAGCATGACAGAGGAAGAAGACGGCAGCTTTGACGGCCAGAATGATCCTGATCGCGCCACTGGCGGGATATCGGCTGAACGGCTGCGCAGCATTATTGAGCGCATTGAACGTCTGGAAGAAGAACGCAAGGCTTTGTCAGGGGATGTCAAGGATATCTACACGGAAGCCAAGTCGGCCGGATTTGAAGTGAAAATTATCCGCCAACTCATCCGCCTGCGCAAACAGGAACCGGCAGAAATTGAGGAGCAGGAAACACTGCTCGACATATATCGCCGCGCATTGGGTATGTGACCATGAACGAAGACCAGAAAAAGAAAATGATGGAGCGGCTGAAGAAGCTGCTCTCCCTCAGCCGTAGCGCTAATGAGAACGAAGCCGCAGCAGCCCTGGCGAAAGCTCAGGAACTGATGCACGAATTAGCGATAACCGAAGATGACCTGGAACTGGTGGACTATGCCACGGTGGAAAGCCCTGTCATCCTGATGCGCCCTGGACACCGCCTGCCAATTTACGGCGGCATGTTGGCCAGCACCATCGAGAAAGCATTCGGCTGCAAGGCTGTTTTTTCCGATAGCACCATTCTCTGGCTCGGACCGAAATCAAAAGCGGAGATCTCAGCCTATAGTTGGACTGTCCTGGCACGCTTGCTCAGCACCAAACGGGCAGAATACTCCTTCTTCATCATGCTCCAGGAGCGCAACCCCGGCCGCAGCTCCTCCAAAGCAGATACCTACTGCGAGGGATGGGTGTATGGTGTAGGGAAAAACATTATTGAGGAAAAACTGTCTGAAAAGGAAAAGCGCCTGACAAGCCTTTTCACTAAGCAGAAATTCCCACGCCTGGGCACAATGCAACAGCGCGGATCCGGCCTGAGCGATAGTGACGCAAGTGATGCCTGGGCAGACGGTATGGCAGACGGCAAGAACACCCGCCTGCACTCAGGCGTCCAGGCCGACCACAAAGGCCAGATCCGCGAAACCCGCTACTTGGGAGCAGGCGCATGAGCACTATTCTTGTCTGCGGTCTTGGGCGTTGCGGAACAACAGCCGTCATGAGCATGCTCTCTGCGGCCGGCATCCCTACTATAGGGCGTGCTCCGTCATTTGAAGATGCAGAAGCTCTTTCACTCATCAAACACAAGCCGCAGCTCCATTTCCGGGGCAAGGCAATGAAGTGGCTTGATTGCCACCGTCCAGAAAATGGAATCGTGCCCGGAAATTATCTGACAATCTTCATAAAACGGGATCATGCGGAGCAGGCAAAGAGCATGCTTCGCTTCTTGGGCACACCAGTCAACAGAGCGAATATACGCGCCATGGCCAGTTCTATCCGCCATGATGAACCATTGGCAGAGAAGCAAGCAGCATATGCATCTCATAATAGGTTATGGTGCATTACATTTGATGAACTGATTAATAAGCCAATAAAAATATCTGGAGAGATAACAGATTTTCTGTTCCGCTTTTCGTCCAGAAACTATGACAGAGTTCTTCAAAATAGATATCAAACTGCGGCTAAAATGCAGTCAGCTATCCATTCCCGTAGACCAACCAGCCTAGAAACGCCCTGGGAGGACACGCTCAACCCAATATTGGGCTTTGCAAACCATGGAGCAGCACTATGACCACGCGCAATAAAACGGTTTGCAAAGGCAGCAAAGCCCTCGGGACAGACTGTAATAACTGCCAACGTTGTAACGCACAACTATCCCCGACCGGCGTATTCGTGCGGCTGCCACTGAGTGATGAGCAGCGGGAAGCATTTATTACGGCAGTTGACTGCGGAGAAGTGGCGGAACAGGCCGTTCTCTCTATCGGAACGTCAGTGACGGGTGCAGGGTTAGATCCATCACGGGACAGCTTCGAGGCGTTCTATTCCCAGATGTGCACCAAGGCTACAGGATGCGCTGGCGTTAACCCGGATTACGTTCGTGGCCTGCGTAGCGGAGATGGCTATGGCTACCGAACCTTCCTGAATAACGCCTGGGAAGCATGGCCTGAGTTTATAGATTTTGCCCAAGCCAAACTTACCGAGCGTGACGCGGAGATTGCGCGGTTGAGGAAGTCTTTAGAGCATATTAGAGATTTGCCATTCCCGCAGATGGACCTGCCCGCAACAACTATGCACAGCATTGCGCATAAAGCCCTGAAAGGCCCGGAAGCATGAGCGAGGAACTGCACGAACGTGCGTTCTGGGCGCACCTAGATGCTTGTGCGCAAGCTGTCCGAAGCAAGATGCGGCCAGATGCAAAAGTCACAATTATTGTGAGGGCACCAGAAGCGCTACCGTCTGAGGCTTTAATATCCAGCAACGATGATCTCTCAATTGTATGCGATGCTGTCCAATACTTTGAGAAAGAACAGAACACCCGCGCAGGAGAGAAGGCGTGATGGCTGGGTCTGCTAGAATAAGAAATGGCACACGTGTTTCATCTGACGGCACAATTAATCATAACGACACTCTAATGTCGTGGCCTGATGCGGACAATCGTGCAGGTTTCCGCCTAGATCGTCGCAAAGCATGGTGTTTCATTCCCAATGACCAAGGCCTGCCTGATCTATGCGAGGCAATATCATGGTCATCTGCCTGCTATGGCTGCACGGAAGTGCCAGAAATGACGCAAGGGCCGGATCGTGGATCAGGTTGCTCTGAATGTGGGTATACGGGACGCACCCGAAACGCTCAATGGGTTCCATATGCGAGAGGAGAGGCAGCATGACCACCCCCAACAACTGGCCCAACCCTGAACGGCTTGGCGTGCCTCCCAATCCAGAAAGGGATGGTCTGTATGCAATGCGGATAGATGAGAAATTCATCGTTCGCTATTGGTCAGCCACACAACGGCATTACTCGTTAGTGCCAGGGTGGAAGAAGGGAATTTCGCCCTCTGATGCCTCGGTTTTTACTTTCTGTGGAGAAATCCTTTCCCCCGCGCGGATAGCCGAGATGCTGGATCAGGCTGAGCGCCGAGCAGAACAGCGGGTGCAGGCGAAGATCGGAAGGCCGGTTTATCAATTCAAAAGCGGTGTTTCATATTGGACTGATACAACCGAAATTTTTTACAAGGCGCGTGTCTTGCAGGGGCAGGAGGTCAGAAAACTCTATCGAGCTGAAGCCATAGACGCAGCGCGGGAGGTAGGGCGATGCCGGAATTTGATACTGACAGCACAGACAACATCATCTGCCCATACTGCGGATATGAGGACTATGACTCGTGGGAATCAGGTGACGGAGAGGAGGAGTTTGATGAGACATGTGGCAACTGCGGGAAAGAAATGCATGTCACCCGCCATTACACCGTTTCCTATTCATCTAAAAAACTGGAGGCTCACCATGACTTTCCCGAGGATTGAGGCTGCTGCGCGGGCGATTTCTGAATATGTCTATGAGCGCGCTGGGAAGCCATTGAAATGGGAAGATATGGGAGACACCCGGCAAGACGTTGCGCGGGACTATGCATCTGTCGGCCTCGCAGCAGCAGACGCGGCGGCTTGGAGGCCGATTGCGAGCGCGCCTGAGGATACCACAATCCTGACCTATTACCGGGACGGTCGCGTGATGGCTGACACGTTCCCCTATCGTGGCATGCTGGAATGGCAAGAACAGTTGGATGCGCCTCCAATCTGCTGGCAGCCCCTGCCCGCTCCGCCTGCAAACAGCGCTGAGATGGGAGGGGTGGATGGGTGAGATCGCTACTCCCTCCCGCATAGATGCTCAAGAGGTTGCCTCCATGCTGGGCGTGCCAAAAAGGACAATCCAAAGCATGGCTCAGCGTGGAGAAATACCCGCAGCAAAAGTCGGAAGACGATGGACGTTTAGCCGGTCGCGTATTCAAGACTGGGTTATGGAAAAGGAAAATAAGAATCTATGCCGCGCTCATCAAGAAAGCAGAACAAAACAAAAGCGCCCAAAAACTGCTTTCTTCGCGGAGAAATTTGGTGGGCAGAAATTGTTATCAGCGGCAAGCGCCACCGAGAAAGCCTACGCACAACTGATGCACGGGAGGCTGAAAGACGCGTAGAGGCTATTAGGAACAAAATTGAGCGCACGGCCATAGGAATTCCTGATGAGGAATCTTGGCCGGCTGCCGTTGTAAGATGGGCAGCGGAAGGCCTATCTGGAGTTAAGCCATCAGTCCGAACACGCTATCTCTCCAGCATCCGAAATTTCGATCAGCAGTTTGGCTCTCTCCTCATCGCATCCATAAGCACGAGAGACATTGCCGAATGGGTGAGGAGCAGAAAATCAGGGGGAAAATCATCCCGTACAGAATGCGGGACGGAAATATCAAATGCGTCCATCCAGCGTGATCTGACTGCCCTATCTCGCTTGATGAGTTTTTGCTGCTCAATCGGGTGGCGCACTGATAATCCCGTTCAATCCTTTGACCGCACCATCATCCGTGAGCGTAGAGACCCTAAGCGACCTCCTACCCTGCACGAAATAGAGCAAGTTATGCGGGCCGCTCCTGCTGGTGTTGCAGGTATTCTCGGCATCCTGACAACCACAGGTATGCGTTTGGCAGAGGCCGTACACCTGGAGAGGTCTCAGGTCGACTCCAAACGCCAACAGATCCTCCTCACCAAAACAAAGACTAGTCGGCCAAGGACCATTGCTTGGATTACGCCAGGGGGAGATGCCACGCCCTACCTGGAAAAAGGGCATAAAAAAGGGTTACTCTATGTCAGCGAGGCGACTGAACAGGCCTATGCTAATTTCTCATCCAATGTCGGACAGGTCCAAAGGCGAATCCTGAAAGACAATCCATTCTTTCATCGTTTTGGGGTGCATGATCTACGGCATGCCTTTGCACTGCGCTGGCTCAAGGCTGGTGGGAACATTTACCGTTTATCCCGTCACCTAGGCCACAGCAGTGTTAAGGTGACGGAGCAAAACTACTTGGGCTACCTGACAGTGGAAGAACAAGAGCGCGTCCAGCTCGCGGCAGAACAAGGATCTATGGAATAA